ATGTTTATCTCATAGTCCATGTCAACAACCTTACCAGTTATCTTGTCAATGAACTCATCTACATCATTTTTCTCTACGCCACGAGCAAACTTCATAAATTCGGCAAGAGGACCTTCTAGTTTTGTAGCAGTCTCTGCTCCACACTTACCATTACCAACTTGAACTGTGACTTTTTGTTTTTCTGTTGCTACTGCTTGCTTATCTGCTTCTTCTTTTGCAGGTCCTCGTTCATTCTTTGTGCTAGTTGTGCCTTCTTCATTTGTATGTCCATCGTTGTTCTCTGCTTTCTTATCATGTCCAGTATTAGCATCTGTCTCAACGGTATTTGCAGTGTTTGGAGATCCACTACCATTTTTACCATGATCTCTTTCTTTGTACTTTGGACTCTGTAATTGAGAATATCCAAATTCTGATCCACCTTTTGCTTCATATGCAGTGATTGGATTTTCATCAGCAATAGAACCCATAACAATTGGAATCTGTGATGATGCACCATCCATAAAGAAACCCACAACCCAACTATTAATCTGCAGTTGTTGTATTGATCCAATACCAGATCTCATTCCATATATGGCTGGCATTAACACCTGTGCCCATGGTAAATCTGTCGTAGGTAGTTCTTTTCTATTTGGATTATGATATCCTATAATTCTAACCTTAACTTTATTAGTCCAGTCGGTATCAGAATAATCAAAGTCACCTTCACCATCCTTTAATTCAGCATTCCAAAATTTTCCACCATCATTCTCTACCTGTCCAACCCACCAGTTGAATCCGTCTTTTCCTATAAAATTAGCAAATCCTTCGTTCATCATGTCTTCAATTCCTCGCCATCTGAGTCAGTAAAGAGAGTTAATCTAGTTGACATTTTATCCTCACTAGATTTGAATGTGCGTTCAACCTTACCAATAACATATCTACCAGAATTTTTGTAGTCTTGTTTTCTATCACTACTTCCTTTGTATATGTCCAATTGAACTACCTCTCCTATCTCTAGTGAGTAATCTGATACCAATTCTACTGTCACTTTTTTACTGTAAAATATTTTTTCCCTTAAACTGGATTGTGAAAGTTGTTTTGTGAATCCTTGTGTATATGTTCCCTCGGTGAACAGAGCAGAGTCTGTTATTTTAGACATGATTCTGGTCTGTGTCAACTCGTTATCAAAACCCTTGTAAAATGGAGGAAGTTTTGTTGAGTTCATAACATCAACATCTTCATAATATTTATTGATGTTGAATGGATGTTCTACGTATTTCATATTTGCTAGATCAAGTGTCATTACATTACTTGAGTACGAACCATAGTTCATCCCCTTAAACAAATCAACAGTTGATTCCATAGTAATTTTATCCACTGCGGTTATACCCTTGTCCTCTTCATCTTCTAACTCAGATTTTTCATGACCAATTACCATTCTTGTAACTGGTTTCTTCCTAGCAAACGAGTCATATGATACAAAATTATAACCTGATCTTGTTTCATAAAAAGCATATCCTGCAGTCGCTGCTTTACCACTACCTTTTGCAGCTGGTATTGCTCTTCCTGCTAACCACCTGATTGCAGTAAATGGATTCCAGTATGGTGACACGAATGAAAAATTATTGATAGTTGGTTCAAAATTACGAAGTCTAGTCTCGTCAACACCAAGCAAATCTTCTAATATTTCTTTTTTTACAATATCATCTATCTTCTTACCTTCACCTTTTCCAAATCTTTTTGATATTTTATTGGCAGCGTTGTTCAAAAAATCCACCTTACACATCATCAATACTGCTGATGATTTTCCACCTATATTTTTTCTGTCCTGTATATCATAGATGACAAAATCACCACCTATCTCAGTATTACCCTCACTGTCAGCAATACGTATGAATACATTTTCCATTCCCGTCAATGATGATATGAGACCCGTTTCACTGTCAGTTATCTGTGCTTCCATAAGCATAGTAGCAGACTGCATATCTTCAGTGTATCTAACAAACAATACCTGATTAACTCCGATTGGAGGATAATCTGCGATCAAGAAAGATATTAATTGGAAATTGGATTGTATATTGACTGACATTAGAATTGCGAAGTTACGTTGTATACATTAATAAATGGAGATTCTTCAATATTAGGTTGAGCAAGTTCACTACCTTCTTGTTCCATAGAGGTTCCACCACCACCCATAGCATTCGCTATTGCATCACCAGTTCCTGCTGCACCTTCTGCTAGTTTTTCTGTCTTGGAATTTTTTGCATCTCTACTTTCTTTTATAGTTTGATCTGTTAATTCTGTCAAACTTTGTTGTGGTTCATCAGGAGGATTGAATATATTTTTAACACCTTGGATTGCTTTCATACCAAATTTCATCGCCATGCCTACAGGACTTGCTGCCAATGCTTTTCCTGCTGCACCTTTCAATTTGTCCTTCATACCAGATGCTTTACTTGCCAATCCTTTCATGCCTTTAAATATTTTAGTACCTGCATTGAATGCCATGCCCATAGGTGTCATACCAAATAATTTTTTAGCAAGACCTTTACGTTTCTTAATCGGTTGCATCGCTCTGCTACCTTTTGCACCATCACCTAGACCTATACCATCAGCAGTTCCTGTGTATGGTGCTCTTTTTCCTGTAGTAGGATCACCCATTTGTGGAGGTAACAACATTTGTTGAGGTGATGAGCCAGGTAATTCTGGACTAGCACCAGATCCGCCAGTTTCACCGCCACCAGTTTCACCACCGCCAAATGCGTTTAATGCCTTTCCTATTAATGCTTGCATCAATGTAGGAGATTTACCGTCATCATCATCTTTATCATTATCTTCTTCATCATTGGCAACTTCTGTACTTGCAGCACCTAACTTAAATGCATTTGCAATCTTGGTTATGTTTCTGTTAAGAATCTTAGATGCTTCTTTACTTGGTGCAGGAATCTTCTCTAATAGATCAATCAATGCAACAGCAGCAGATTTAGCGGGCAATGCCATTGCGTCACTAAATGCTTTCTTCATCTTAGGATCTACTTTAAAATCTTTTTCTAATGACTTATCTACATTCTTTTTCTTATCATCACCATCCATACCACCTTTTGCTAGACTGGTAACTTTCTTAGATTTCTTGACTGGTAATAAACCTCCTGTAATAGGACTTCTATAGGTTTGGTTTCTTGAATCTATATCTGCTTGCACTTGTGCAAGTGTTTGTAATTTCTTTGGTCTACCTCTTCTCTTTTTAGTAATAGCTGTTGATTTTACTGGATTTGGAACAAGATCAGTTTTTGGTTGTGCTTTTGCTTTTACTATAGGTTCTGATCCTAAACTCGTAGCTTTTACATCAACAGTTTGTTCGGACGCAGGAACACCCATTGCACTACGAATTGCATTAGGATTGCTAATAAAATTACCAATCCCTTTGCCCATATTCTTCATAGAGTTAGTGACTTTCTTCATGATGCGTATGCTAACTGAGTGTTACCTTTGCCATGTGGATCAATAACATTTGTGTCGCTTCTTCTCCACTGATTCTTTTGTCTATTTTTCTGATACGTGGGTATAGGTATGTAGACGACTTTTGGTGGTTGTGGTGTTTGTCCATATCCTTGTTCACCCATTATTAGAGGGAAATCTGCCAGTGCTTTTTTTGCTGCTGCATTTTTATCCAACCCTTCTGCCAAGTATCCTGCCTCTGCAAAGCTACGGTCTGACTGCTGTTCTGCAATTTGTCCTCTTTGAAAGTCCGAAACTCCAGAGGGAGCTTTGATTGAACCTGATGAACTTACCTTTGTTTCTTCGGGAGGAACGTCAGGTAACCACTTGTTCTTACCTTTCCTTAACCACTTATCATTATCTTCACCGTTTATAAAGTCAAAGTGAACTGGATCATCTTCACCTTGCCATTGGAAACCATATTTCTTACCATTCTTTCTCATCCATTCGCTTGCTTTACTACCAAACTGTATATCAACTGCCCAACCTTGTCCATGTGGTGAGTTGCCAGGTTGTGCAGGACTTATAGCATTTGGATCTCCTGCTTGTGCTGCAGAAACTAATGCTGCTTGTTGTTCTGGACTTCTATATGATGATGTCACACTATTTGGTAGGTTGATACCATCTTTTGCAGCAGCGTTTACTGCTCTCTTCCATGCTTTCATGGTAGGAGGATTTAAAACAATAGGTTTGCCAAGACTGTCTATTGCAGGGTTTGGTGTTGTTAATCCTGATGCTTGCTCCTCTGCTTTCTTTTGATCAGGCAATATACCCATATCTTTAGCAGCAAGTGTAGCATCTAAACCTACAGATACAGCAGTTCCAACGCCAGGTATCGTACCTGCAATACCAGATGCTGCTTCTAACATTGCACCTTTAAAATCACCTTTCATCAGTCGTTGTCCTGCAAACAACAGTCCTGCACCTAATCCGACAAATGGTATCTTCTTTAACAGTCCTTTACCTAGTGCCTTTGCACCTACCTTAGCAACTGCCTTTGCTCCTACTTTAGCACCAATTTTCTTTATACCCTTCTTTAGTAATGACTTTCCTGCTTTAGTAACACCTTTAACTAATCCTTTTCCTTGTTTGGCAACTTTACTAAGACCCTTTCCTGCCTTCTTACCAACTACACTTAACTTTTTAAATGCTTTTCCTACTTTTCCCTTTCCTTTTGTGAGGAATTTTTTTGCCTTCTTACCTAATTTACTCTTACGAAGTTTCTTAAATCTATCTTTTAACTTTTTAAAGTTAGGAAGTTTAAAACCTCCTCCACCACTATCAGGTGCAGATTCTTTCTTCTCTTCTGGTGCCATAGCACCACCTGTAGCAGCACCACCACCGACACCACCCCACCACTGTAGTTCTTGCTTCAGTCCTATTTTAAATGCGGGTTTGACTGTTTTTGATATACCAAATACAGATTTTAATTTATTTGCTTCTGCTAAAACACTACCTTTTGCGGGTGATGCGGGTAGTGTTTGTAAAAATCCTATGGAGGAACTTATTAATAACGATGCACCTTCTCTGTATATTGATTCTATTGAATCACCATACTTTGACATTGGGATGACTGCTTCTGCTTCTCCACCCTCAGCAACTTCTGCTATTGTACGATCTTTTACTATACCACCTTTCTTTAAACTTACCTCTGGTTCTTCTTCGTATGGTAAACTTTTTTCTTCAGCAACCTTTGCTATTTTTTCTTTTACAACTTCTTGATATTTTTCTTCGTCTTCTGGTTTTTCTATAGTGTCTAGAG